TGTATTTGGATGGGATAGACAAATGCTAGAAGGAAAAACTAACTCGAGCCGAAACTGGCGAGAAAAAGAAGACACGTTTTGGACCAAAGAAACAGGACGTAGTATAACACCAAGACTAATATTGCAAGAGTTTGGCACAGATTGTATGCGACAAGGTTTTTACGACGGTGTATGGGTAAGTTTAGTGAAAAAACATGTGTTAGATAATCCACATAAAAATTTTGTTATTCCTGATGTACGGTTTGAAAATGAAGCAAATATGATACATAGTATTAACGGTAAAGTATGGCGTGTTAGGAGAGGACCTGATCCTGTTTGGTTTAGATTGTATACTGACCTTGGACAAGAACCAACCAATGTGCATGAGTCAGAATGGAGATGGGCAAATATTAATTTTAATAAAGTTATAGATAACAATCACACACTACTTGAACTTAGAAGTCAGGTAAAAGGTCTCCTTGCTTCCATTTAACTCCTTGTTTTTGTAATAAACGTTGACAGTTAGCACATATTGTTTTTAGATTGCTAGGCCTACAATTAAGCAAGTTACCGTCAATATGAAAAACATTAAACTGTTCGGTGTACTTACTTTCAAATGCACATTTTTCGCAATAGTCTTTTTTCTCATAACCTTTTTGTTTCCATAATGGTATACCATAGTTAACACCGTTGCGTAAACATCTTTCGCATAACTTCCTGTAGAAGGTCTTTCCTTCTTTTTTATAGTTTATTGCACAAGGACGTTGTTTGCATTTACATAAAGGTCTCATATTGTATTTACCTCACCTTTATGGTGCCTTTTTCTGGGCTGATATCAGCTGGTATTTAAAAATTTATGCTAAATAATAATAACAAAGTAATGTCCACGATAGGAGAAAAACATGGCACTAGTATCCCCAGGCGTACAGGTTAGCGTAGTAGACGAAAGTTTTTACACACCCGCTGAACCCGGTACAACACCAATGATCTTTGTTGCTTCGGCACAAGATAAAACAAATGCAGCAGGCACAGGTACAGCACTTGGCACTACAGCGGCAAATGCAGGAGTTCCGTATCTGTTAACAAGTCAAAGAGACTTAGCAGATACATTTGGAGATCCAATTTTCAAATCTGATTCAAATAACAACATGATACACGGTGGTGAACTTAACGAATACGGGTTGCAAGCAGCTTATTCATATTTAGGTATAGCAAACAGAGCTTTTGTAGTAAGAGCAGATGTTGATCTAGGAGAACTAGAACCTAGTGCAACTGCACCAGAAGCAGCTCCAGCAGACGGCACATATTGGTTAGATACAGCAAATACATTATGGGGTATACAGCAATGGAATGGTGCAAGTGTTTTAAATTCAGGACAGGTATTTACAAATAAAGTACCTACTGTAATTACAGACAGCTCCGATTTATCAAACACAGGCTCTTTAGTAACTAACGGATATTCTGGGGAAATTCCAGTTAGTAGCATTGGAGCAGTAGGAAGTTATGCAGTTGTAGCAACTACAACTTTGATAAGAATTTTTTATAAAAATACAAACGGTGTATGGGTACTTGTAGGAAGTGATGTTTGGATAAAATCATGGCCAACAATTTCAGGCACAGCATCTAACCCAACTTTTGCAGGAACAGCGGCTATAACAATAAACGGTACAAGTGTTACTGTTAACAGCTCTGATACTGTTTCAGATGTAGCTGCCACAATTAACGGATTAAGTATACCAGGAGTTACTGCAAAAGTCACAGATCTAAAATTAGAAATTTTTAGTGACGGGTCAAGTTCAGGTGCAGATGACAGTTCATTAGGCGGTCCAATTGTTATTAGTGGTAACACTGATAGACTAGACGAGCTAGGAATTGACTATGGAACAAGCGGCACTAAAACATATTATCCTCCAGCATTACAAATAAGTAAACATACTAGTGTTCCAGAGTGGAAAACAAATGACACTTATGAACGCCCAACAGGTTCGGTTTGGTTAAAAACTACAACACCTAATTTAGGTGCAAGCTATAGTGTTAAGAAATGGAATAATGCAACCCAACTATGGGAAGCAATTACAGTTCCGTTATATCCAGACAATCAAACAGCTATATACGAATTAGATCCAACAAGCGGCGGAACTTCATTGCTATCCAGTGCTCTTTATGCGGAAACTAATGTTGCAGGTGATACACAACCTCTTGCAACAATTAAGTTACAAAGACGCAGAGGAGTAGCACCAACAACTATTAGTGGTAATAAGATTACAACAGGATCAATTGGATCTGGTTCTAAATCATTTACTGTACAAGCAACGGACAATGGAAGTGCAGCATTTAGCACTGCGGTAACTGTTTCAGAAACTTACACAGGTGCAGCAGCAGATGCTGGATTGTTAGCAGGTGCAATTAATTCTGCAAACATAGAAAATGTTACTGCAACAGTAAACGCTACTAACGGCGTAGTGATAAGCCATGCTTTAGGTGGTGAAATACGTTTTGTTGATACTGATGGAGTACTACTAGCAGCAGGATTTACACCTTATGTAAGTCCAACATCTGGAACACCAAACTTAATATATGTACCAGGAACATCAAGTGCTACGAATCCAAAACAATTCCAAGCAACTTTATGGTCTCCTGTAAATGATACTGGTAACGGCTTCTATACAGCAAAGCCTACTGAAGTAAAAGCAGGCACAGCAAATGGTAGACTTTGGTACAACTCAATTGTTGACGAAGTTGATATTTTAGTACACAACGGCAGTGAATGGGTTGGACTACTATATGATGGTGCAAGTGGACAAAGTTCAAATGCAAGTCCGTTTTATGATGTAGATAATACAAAAACACCTGACCCAGAAGGTCCTATTGTAAGTGCAACTGCACCAATAGCTCAAAGCGACGGTACAGCTCTTGTACGTGGAGATCTTTGGATTTCGACAGCAGACTTAGAAAGTTATCCAAGAATTTACAAGTATCGTGCTAGTAGAACAGACTTACCAATTGCAAACAGATGGTTTTTGGTAGACAGTGGCGACCAAACTTCAGAAGATGGTATACTATTTGCTGATGTTAGATACGGCGACTCGGGCGCATCGAGTGCAACAGCAGCTACAATTCCAGAATTACTTGTAAGCGATTTTGTTGACTTTGATTGTCCAGATCCTGCACTATATCCAAAAGGAATGTTGCTATATAATCTAAGACGTAGCGGATTTAATGTAAAGAAATATGTTAAAAACTATGTTAATACAGCTGGCAATAACCAAAGATATGGTAGTGGCACTGGTGAATCTCAAGCATCCTACTTTGCAGATCGTTGGGTAACAGAAAGTGCTAACCAAGAAGACGGTTCAGGTACATTTGGACGTAAGGCACAGCGTAAGGTTGTTGTACAAGCATTGCAGGCACTAGTAAATAGCAATCAGGACATTAGAGATGATGAATCCAGATTGTTTAACTTAATGGCATGTCCTGGTTATCCAGAACTAATTGGCGAAATGAAGTCATTAAACTATGACAGAGGCTTGTCAGCTTTTGTACTAGGTGATTCTCCATTCCGTTTAACAAGTGACGCAACATCATTAAATAATTGGGCAACAAACGTTAACCTAGCTGTTGAAGACAATGATAACGGTTTAACTACAACTGATCCTTATCTAGCAGTTTACTATCCAAGTGGTTTCACTAGCGATAATTTTGGTAACAATGTTGTTGTTCCACCAAGTCACATGATGATGAGAACTATTGCACTTAGTGACCAAGTATCGTTTCCATGGTTTGCTCCAGCAGGAACAAGACGCGGCGGGATAACAAATGCAAGTTCAACAGGATTTATTACTAGCGAAGGCGAATTTAAATCAGTAGCATTAAATGAAGGTACTAGAGATACATTGTATGCAAACAATGTTAACCCTATTACATTTATTACAGGTGCTGGATTGGTTGCATTTGGACAAAAAACAAGACAGCTTGCTGCAAGTTCTTTGGATAGAATCAATGTTGCTAGACTTGTAATTTACTTACGTAGTCAGCTTAACACACTTGCTAAACCTTACTTGTTTGAACCAAACGATAAAATTACACGTGATGAGATCAAAGGTGCTGCAGAAAGCCTAATGCTTGAACTAGTAGGTCAAAGAGCACTATATGACTTCTTAGTTGTTTGTGATGAATCTAACAATACACCTAGCAGAATAGATAGAAATGAACTACACTTAGACATTGCTATTGAACCTGTTAAGGCAGTTGAATTTATTTACATTCCGCTAAGACTTAAGAATACTGGTGAAATTGCAGGATTATAAAAAATGATAAATACTTTTAGATTAGGAGCAAATTAAATGGCAATATCAACACTATCAAAAATCACAGTGCCCTTGGCAAGCGGAGATTCCGCTAGTAACCAAGGCTTGTTGATGCCAAAACTCCAGTATCGCTTTAGAGTGTCACTGGAAAATTTTGGAGTTTCAACACCAACAACAGAACTTACTAAACAAGTAATTGATGTAGCTCGTCCAAACGTGTCATTCGAAAAAATGACTATAGACATTTACAACTCAAGAGTATACCTAGCAGGTAAACATACTTGGGATCCAATTACACTTAACTTACGTGAAGATGTAAACAACAATGTGCAAAAACTTGTTGGCGAACAGTTACAGAAACAGTTCGACTTTTACGAGCAGTCAAGT